ATAAATAAACCTTGATAATTATTCATTTTTATACTATTATATATAGTTATTATATTACTATATATAATAAAATTTTAATATTAATTTTACGTTATACTTTTAAATACTTTTTTTATTTTTATAATAATTTAACAACTTAATATAGCTTACAAACTCTATAAAAGTCCGATTGAATGGCGGTTCTGCTTGATCTCTCTATTTTAACAATATCGCCGGGGCGAATTCCCAAAACAATTGATACAGGACTGAAAAATGATATATCTGGTATTTGAGAAGTATCCATTATATTATAGCTTTTCATAAATTGTTCTTTTTCATCTAATGACAATAATGTGTGTTTTGGAACTAGTGTATGTTTTAGTATATTAAATTGTAGGCGTTTAATATTTAGTAATGATACATAAATATTTTCAGAAACCCATATATCTTTAATATTTTCCATCATTGTATCATTTGGTTCGTCTTTTATAATAATCATTAAATCGTCTTTTTTCTCTAAAATTGTTTCAATATGAAATAGGTCCTCTACAATATCATATATATTTTGTGGCTTAATTAGCTTATTAATATAAAATTTGACATATATCTTTTTTTTTGTATTGTCATTTTCTAATAGCATGTCTAATTGATTGTTATCTAGCAAAATACCAATTTCTGTAATGCTAAAATTTGAATATTTGGTTATATTAAATCCTCGTTCTTGCAAAATTTCTAATAAAATTTTGCGCGAGTTATAGATGCTAATAATAAAGCTATTACTATTTGTCATAATTAACCTATATTATTATATTAGTTTTATTATATTTAATATCAATTATAATAAAAATTATTTTTTATTATAATTTGTTTGTTTTTGATTTTTGTTTTTGATTTTTGATTTTTAATTTTTGATTTTTGATTTTTGATTTTTGATTTTTGATTTTTGATTTTTGGTTTTAGCCTAGACAAGGTCTTTGATTATTATGATATACCATTGGATAAGGCATAACTACACTTTGTTGTCGTTCAAAAAATTCTTTAAACTCTAATGTTCTTACACTTGGAACAACCACCTCACAAGGAGTTTCTAAATTTGTTGAACCTATACCTAATAATTGTGACTCAATGTCTATAGAGTTATTTGCCATAGCATCTCTCGAAATATGACTTGGAGTATAGCCAATTGCTGGAATACATTCAGTTACTGGTCTCCCACTTGAAGAATGTAAATACAGATTTTCACGTAGTAACTTTTCTTTATATGATTTTTCTAAATTATAATTTAGTTGACTATTTTTATTTCTTGTTGAAGTCATAGAATTATTATATAATCTAAAATATTATTTATTTTGTTTATTATTTTTTAATTTTTAATTTTTATTTGTTTATTTTCTTGAAAAATAAGTTTTCAAAGTTTCTTTAAGTTCTTTTCATATATTAAATAAATACCTTTAAAAAAGCCGGTTTTTTGTATAAAATTTTTTTGTGACCTTGTATGGTAACAATTATTATAAAGGTTTAAAATGTGTTTTTTTTATAAAATTATATTTCATGATTTTTTTGAAAAATGGACATACTTTTCATGTCCTATTTTATATATTGCAACCTTTTATAGAAATTTTTGAAAAAAAACCAGTTTAGACCATTAAGCTCTCAAAACCATTTTTTATGTGATTTTTTTTCGCATCATAAAATTTTTTTTTAAAAATAATTATTCAAAAAAAAGAGTTTAGGGCTTTTTTATGTATCCTTTATATGGTACATATGGATACAAAAATTTCACCCAAAAACCCCAAAATTTTCTGTTGCGATTTTTGTGACTTTATATCGTGTAATAAAAAAGATTATGGCAGACATTTATCAACCCAAAAACATAAAAACCGACAAAAAGATACAAATGATACAAAAAACTCACCCCTAAAACCCCAGACCGATCACTTGTGTAAAATTTGTAATAAGTCATATAAATACAGCTCGGGACTATATAGACATAAAAAGAAATGTACTAGCATAGAAAGCGAAAATAATCAACTGGCTTTATCGAAAGAATTAATAATGAATGTTGTAAAAGAGCAGCAAAATCAAATTAAAGAATTAACAGCTACAATAAAAGAATTAATTCCAAAAGTAGGAAACAATATAACAACAACCAATCAGAAGTTTAACATTCAAGTATTTTTGAATGAAAAATGTAAAGATGCGATTAGTATGAGTGATTTTATTAAATCAATAGAAGTTAGCTTACAACAGCTTGATTATACAAAACATAATGGATTAGTAAACGGATTAAGCAATGTAATAATTGAAAATATAAATAAATTAGGATATTATCAACGACCTATATATTGCACAGATATAAAACGAGAGTCTCTTTATATTAAAGAAGCTGATAGTTGGGAAAAAGATATAAATAAGGAAAAGATAAAACGAGCAATAAAAGATGTATCAACAAAGCAATTTTTTGCGCTAAGTAGATGGACAAAAGAAAATCCGGATTTTCAAAATAATGAAAATAAACAAGAATATTATACTCATACATTAGTCGCAATAGCAAATAATAAGGAAAATAACGAAGATAAAATAATAAAGAAATTATGTAATAGTATTTACATAAAAGAATAATTGATTATTTGTGATTATATTTTGACAAATAATGACAAATAATGACAAATAATGACTAGACTATAATAAAATTAAATTCTTAAGTTCATCAAAATAAGTTTTATTTTTTATTGTATCTTTTTCATGTTCATTCTTTTTTTCATTTAAATATTTACATAAACATTTATGAGTTACGTCAAAATAATCATAACTAAAAAGGAGCTGAAATAATACATTACTATTGCGATCATCAATCATAAAAGCAATATTAGTATCTTTATATTTTTCTTGTAATGCTAATAAAATAGCATCTAACTCCGAGTTATTTTGTAAAAAAATTCTAATTTTATCAATATGTGTTGTCAGTATTATACTATCATAACTAGCAATATTAAGAGCCTGTAATAATTGTAGCTGATAGCATAAATTTCTATCGTCATCATCACTATGTAATTTATATGTAGTTAAAAATGAGCTATCATAATTTATATTATTTATGTTATTATAATAACTGCTAATAGTATTAGGTAACATATTATAAATTATAAAATATATAATATATAATATTACAATTTTTATATTGAAAAACTATTATAATATATTATAAAAAAGATTTAAAGAAATACAAAGAATATATTAGTTTTGCGTGCAATTAGCACAACGAGCACCGCCATAACGATGACTAGTGCTGTCACTGTCACTAGTACTGTCATTATCATCCTCGAGTTCTAGCAGTGCGGCATCTGTGCGTGTAGCAATCTCTCGATCTCTTACTATATTAGCCGCTAATTGTTGCTCCAATTCAAGCAATTTTGCTCTATAATTAATATTATTATGCATATTTATCTTAGTTTGCGACTTACTAATTTGTTCTTCTAACATTTGTTTATGACCCCTTGTCATTCTAACGCTTGACCCGTCGCGTGCTGTTCTATTTATTAATTGTTCTTGTCTTTTTGCTATATAAGCACTAGCTTTTGCTATTTGTTCTGCTTCATATTTAGCCCAAATACGTGTATTTATAAGCCTATCCATAAAATCTTGTTCTGTTTTTTTTGGTTTGACAATAGTAGGGTTTTCATAATATAATATTTGCGTCTTACATAATGGACAGCGAGGAATATTATATTTATTAGCAGCCCACTTCTTAATACAAGAAGTATGAAATATATGCTTACAATGGTACAAGGTTGTTGTTAATGAAGGGTTTAACATAGGGCCTAAACATATAGCACATTCATTAATATTTGGCTTTGCTAATGCCGTTCTGTATGCTACTATAATTTTGCGTGTAGCTCGCTTTTTAGTAAAATTAGCTATATCACGCTGTCTTTTTAATTTCTTTTTATACGATTTTTGAATAGTTTCAAGAATTTGTGTGCCTCTTGGATTTAAAGTCACTCTTTTCTTTTGAGATGCTACGCCTTTATTAGAGTTAGATTTGGATTTGGGTTTTCTTGTAAATAATTTAGTTGTTTTATTTTTTACATTTTTCATAAAATCATATAATGCCATATTATATATAGCAATATATATTTTTAAAAAATATTTAAAAAATATTTAAAGACTAAGTAATTAATTATTAATGGTGACTACATTCTAAACAATGAGCATTGCCACCGTTTTGTAGTCTAGTTTGGCGTCGTAGAAGACGGTGTCTCTCCCACTCACGTTCTTTTTCATCCTCATCTTCAGCTTTTTCACGCTCTTTTATTCTATTTTGTATTAATTCGTTTTCTAATCGTCTTGCAAATGCGCTATAATCATAAGTACTATGAACCTTTATAGTTTCATTTGCCTGATCTATTTGTTGCTTTAAATTTTCCATTTCTTTCCTTGACATTTTTGCATTTGAACCGTCTAGTGCTCGTCTTTTTTTAAGCGCTCTTCTAGACTCTCGTATAATAGAGTTAGCCTCGTCAATTTTGGTAACATCTTGTGCTGCTTGTTCTTGTACTGCTTTAAGCTTTCTGATGAATGCTTGTTGATTTAATGTTGGTCTTACAACAGTGGGGTTTTCATAATATAATATACGTGATGTACATAGAGGACAACGAGGATGAAATTTAGGTAGTGACCATGCTTTAATACATGAAGTATGAAATACATGTTTGCAATGGTAAAGTGTTGTTGTAGCCGCAGGGTTTAACATAGGACCTAAACATATAGCACATTCTTCAAGATTTGGATTTGCTGACGCACTTCTATAGGCACTCATAATTTTTCGCGTAGCTCGCTTTTTTGGAAAGTTAGCTATATCAAGTTGTTGTTTTAACTTTTTTCTATAGGATTGTTGAATTTGCGTAACAAGTTGCGTTTTAGGACTTGGCAATAAAGTTTGTTTTGTGTTTCTGTTTTTTCTTGTTACTAATCTAGTGCCTAGAGTGCCTAATCTAGTGCCTAATTTTCTTGTTTTATTTCTTACAAAATCATATATTGTCATATATAATATGGCAATATAAAAAATAATATAAATCTCTCTATCTTCTATCTTCTATCTTCTATCTTCTATTTAATTCTTGCTCTAATTCACGCACTTGCGCTCTATAATTAAACCTATTATGACTATTTATTACCCATTGTGCATCACTAATTTCTTGTTCTAATTTTTGTTTATGACCCCGCGTCATTCTTACGCTTGACCCATCAAGCGCTGTTCTATTTTTTAATTGTTCTTTATTATGTGCAATAATAGCACTGGCTCTCTCAATTTCGGCGGCTTCACGAGCAGCCCACTCACGCGCATCTTTAAGTTTTTTCTTTAATGCTTCTCTCGATTTTAATTTTTTTCTATATGTTCTTTGTATTTGCGTAACAAGTTTTGTTCTAGGGCTTAAAGACGCAACTTTTTTAACAGATTTTCTTGTTAAAAATCTATTTTTAAGATCTCTAAATTTTCTTGTTCCATTATTTCTTAACTTTTTTGTTTTTTTAGCCAATATATTAAATAATGCCATATTATATATTATATAATAATAAAAAAACAACTTAAACACTTTTTAACAAACTATATAGTCGCTTTTTCGAAAAAGCCCCCTATTGCTTATCTTGATTGCGCGCAAATTCACGCGCACTCATACCACCACGCTGCCAACCTTTCATAGCGTCGTCTTCAATTACATAAGCACTATTTGAAACACTTTCTTTTATACTATCAATTAGGGGATAGTTTTGATAATCCGAAAAGGACTGTTCCATCATATTATTAACCGTTTTTTTATTTAAATCAAATTGACCGGTTCTTAATTGTGATTCTATAGCGCAGTCTCCATAGCCTTTTCCTAAATATGGCACAGTTAGAAAGGGTCTTGTTACTAGCGACAACTTACACGCTGGCCGTGAAATATGAGTATATTTTAAATCGTTGTTTGCCTCAATTGCGCACCCTTTTACACCTCCTTCATGCGAACCTTTATAAAAAACATTAGGTTGACTTAAAGCAAAATCAATGGCTGTTGTCATAGGACAGGCTGGATAAAAGTTTTCTAAATTGTAATTTGCTTCATTAATATTTTGAATATTACGTTGATCAATTGCTGGATTGTCATTGCCAATTCTAGACATCGAATCAAATGTATATGGATAAGCTACTGTCGAAGTCATTTATATGTATTTAATATATTTTTTTTTAAATAATATATTATTTTAATATTTTTAAAATAATATATTACAATTTTGAATAATATTAAAATAAAATAAATTAAATTAAATAACAAAAACAATTTAAATACATATAGCTAAGTTTATTGAGAGCTATTTCTAAAACACATTTCAACATCGCCATCCTTACACGAAGCCATATTGCCATAGCAAAATTGAGCAAATGCTTTTTGATTATTGGGCACACGAGTATTTGCTGTACTATAAAATTGTCTCATTGAACATTCAAAATCGAATTTATCTCCTTTATCATCAAATAATTTTTTTCTAATAGTTTCATCATTG